AAAACCCCCTCTGAAACTTGCCCTAAAACTTGGTTTACCATAAATAATGGTGAATTAATCATTTTGTTTTAGGAGTAAACATGGCGGAAGAAATTAAAAAACCATTGTCACGTAGCGAACGTGAAGCACAAATTAAAGACAAAGCTGGATGGCTAATCACCGTTCTAGCCGCTTTGCTTGCAATCAATACTTACATTTCAAGTGGCAATAGCAGTAAAGTGCTGAACAATACAATCAAAGCAAATGATACTTGGGCATTCTTTCAAGCAAAATCAATTAAACAAACTTTAGCTGAGATGGCTAGAGATGATGCAGTCGATAGAAAACAATTTGACAAAGCAGACAAGTTAACTGCAAAAATTAATAGATACGAATCTGAGCCTGCTACAGGTGAAGGCAAAAAAGAACTAATGGCTAAAGCACGTGCATTGGAAGCGGAACGTGATGAAATTCGCAAGTCTGGTCCTTGGATGACATTTGCTGGTTCTGCATTTCAGATTTCAATTGTGCTATTGTCTGCAAGTATCTTAGCAGTTAGTATGAATCTGTATTGGGCAAGTATTGTGGTTGGTGCGTTAGCCGCATTATTGATGAGTCAAGGTCTATGGCTTTGGCTACCAATCGTTCTATAAAATTAATAGTCTTTATAATATGTTTGATGATATTAAATGTAAGTGCAGAAAAGACTAAAAAAGACGAAACATTGAAGTGTGTTCGTTGGCGATGGATTGGTGATGTTTATGAACGAAAAGTATACTGCATAGAGTGGGCAAAAAAAGATTGTTCACAACGACTACACAAAGAAATTTGTAAACAGGAATAACACAAATGATCGATCCAATCACAGCACTAGCGGGAATTCAATCTGCTATAAGTGTCGTTAAAAAAGCGGCTAAGGTTGCAAATGACCTAGGCTCTCTTGCGCCAATGATTGGCAAGATGTTTGATGCTAAGAGTACCGCAACTAAAGCATTGATTGAAGCTAAAAAGACTAAGAAAGGTTCCAACATGGGAACCGCACTTCAGATTGAAATGGCATTAGAGCAGGCTAGAGCATTTGAGGAAGAGTTAAAATTGCTGTTCATGCAAACAGGCAAGATTGATGTATGGAATAAGATTAAGGCTCGTCAAGCAGAAATGGATGCAGATGATGCTAATGATATAAGACTGCATAACGCACAAGAACGTAAGCGTAAACAAAAAGAACAAGAGTTAAATGAGTGGGCAATGATTATAGGTGCAGTTGCATTTATCGTATTCATATTCGCTATTGGCAGTTATGAACTGATACAATGGTGCCAAACAAGTGCTAGGTGTGGAAGATGAACGAATATCAAAAGACATTTGACATGTGCTTAAAGATATTTGTGTATGGTAGTGTAGCGTTATACTTTTTAGGCTTTCTTAAATTTCTGCCTGATGATTTGTCAGACAGAATTGTCAACGGGTTAATAGGCAGATTTATATCATAACACAAGCATGATTATTGCTTTATAGTATGGAGGTGTCAATAAAACAATAAGGAGAAACATAAAAATGGTTAGTATCAACAAGAAGAACCTTATCGGTATTCTTTTTGTTATGATGTTTGGTGCAGTATCAGCACAAACAACAAGCGGAACTTCCAGCACGACTGGCGGAACAACAACAGGGACCACAAGTCTTATCAATCAAGGAACATACGACAGTAAAACATTAGTGGACACAAATAGTACCTCCAATAGCGTCAGCACAGTCAACAGCAATAGTACTGCAACAAGCACTACTAATGCTACAAGCAATTCAACTGTCAACAGTACTAGTACAAATACAAACAACAATAACAACGTAAGCACTAGCACATCAACAAACGTTAACACTAACAACAATATTAATAGTGGCACACAGACGTTCAATAACAACAACGTTAACTCTGGTACAATGACATACAACAATAACAATGTCAATACCGGAACAATGACGAATATCAATCAAACAACTTCAAATAACACAAACACTAATACAAATACAAACTACAATATTAATAGCGGAACTCAAACATTTAACAACAACAACAATAGCGTCAGCACATCTACCAATATCAACAAAAATGAAAATACTGGTACAATGACGTATAACAACAACAACGTTTCAACAAGCGATAATAAAAACACAAACGTTAATACTAGCACAAATACGAATAACAATATTAATACCGGAACAATGACAAATAACAATAACAATGTTAATGCGTCAACTAGCACTAGCACGAACGTTAATCAAAACGCTAACATTAATCAGAATATCAACTCTGGTGAAATGACTAACCGCAACATCAATGAGAGTACAATTACTCAACGTGTAATTCAGCCACCACCAACTGCTGTAGCACCCACAATGATGAGTGGTGGTAATAATGATTTGTGTTCAACTGGTTCATCTGGTTCTGTTCAGACTCAAATCTTTGGCGTTTCTTCTGGCGGTACAATCAGAGACTTGAATTGTGAACGTTTGAAATTGTCTAAAACTCTTTTTGATATGGGTATGAAGGTAGCCGCTGTTGCTACTATGTGTCAAGATAGAAGAGTATTTGATGCTATGATGGCAGCCGGCACACCTTGCCCATACGAAGGTAAGATTGGCGAACAAGCTAAAGCGGCATGGGAAGAAAATAAAGACAAAATCCCTCAACTGGAAAAAGAAAAGAAATATGAAACTGCTAAAAACGTTGGCTTTGGCTCTCTGCTTGGCATTCTCGTCCACGCCGCTTTTAAGTAAAGCGCAAACACTAGACCCAACGCAAGTCTACAATACGGGGAATATTGTTTTAAATACTCCTCAAGGTGGACCTACGCCTTGGGTTGGTGGTGTTTATCAAGACCAGTTAACTTGTTGGGCATGGGGCGATCCTGGTTACTGTGGACCAAATGCAATTGTTCGACCTGGCGGCAACATTAACTTTTCTTACGGCTCTACGTATCTGTATCAGCAACAACACATTTCTACATTGTTGCCTTCAATAACAGGTTTGCAAGTTAATGGATATAATTTTGGTTTTACTGCAAAGAATGGTAATGGTTGGGACGATGGGCGTACAGACAACTTAATGGCACTGGTTCGTTTTTGGGATAACACTGGCGGCAGAGGTGCAGATAATTTGCTTTATGGAAACGCATATTCTTTAAACTATAAATTTAATTGGACAACTTTTAACTACAGCGAAACATTTACGACACCACTTGCAGTACCTTCTATTGGCCAAGTACAGTATGGTTTCATAGGTAGCGACAACAATGGTTGGGCGGGTCCATATGGTCCAGAACTATACAATGTTAATTTCAGTTTAAAGTATTCTGTGGATCCATGTGCAACTAATGTTTTGAGTAGTCCATCGTGTCCTGGTTATCTGGATGCATTGGCTAAGTTAGCACCGCAACCAACAACAACAGGTACTACAACAGAAACAACCTCTGCCGGAACTACAACGCTCGTTGATAGTGTATTAATTTCACCGACTGGAACATACGGAAGTTTATTACCTCCATCACCAGATACAACACAGCCCTCTTCACCTCAACAAAGTGGACCAGTACCTTCGGGTCCTGCTATGACAGGACCAACTCAACAAGCATTGACTACACAACCTGCGGCTACACAAACAAAAGTTGGTGAAGTAAGTGACTCATCTGGTTCGTCAAAGAGTACAGTTTCTTTGTCGTCAGTTCTTAGTATGATTAGTTCTAATCAAGATAAGACTAGTGCGTTAGAGAAGTCTGTAGTGCAGGCTGCCGATGCACAGGCATTCTCTGCTGGTGAGACTGCTAAACAACAAGCAGAAAAACTTGCTGGCGATGTTCAATCTCAAAGCATCGCAAATAGTGGTGGGTCTCAGTCTGGTGGTGCGACAGCATCTACCACACAATCATTTGGTATGCAAGCACAAGGTTCTGCAATTTTAATGCCAGGAAATTTACAATCTGGTGCGGCCGCAAACTCTGCTAGACTTCAACAGTCAATTAATAGTGGCAACATGGGAAATCAAATCGAAACTACATCATCGTCCAATACAACACAGCAACAATACAACAATCAAAACACAATAAGACAAGACTTGAATGTTGCAATGGTAACACCATCTTCAGCATATAGCTTAGTTGTGCCAACAAGACAACAACAAGTTCAAGTTGAAATGCCGACATTAGAAGGCATCAAATTTGGATACAGAGGTCCAGTTGATAGTGCTATGGAATCTAAACCATTCTTACCACAAATGAATACTGATTCGCAACAAAACAGTACTGTTAAAAAGAACGTACAGAATAATGAAGCCGCAGGCAATGTTACAATTGAATCTATTGCAAAACAACCTGCAAACTATGCACAGTATTTTGGTGTGATTCCTGATGTTGCATTCTATGCACCAAAAGAAATTTACAAGAATCAAAAAACAGTAGATAATGCTAGAACATTGAGAGGTCTACAAGGTGGTAGTGATAGGCTACACCAAGAAATGGTCAATCAACAATATAAATAAGGAAGCAAAATGGCAGAAGAAATTAAAAACGTAAACGCTAAGATTGACGAAGCGGAAGCGGCAGTTAAGAAGTATGCAAGTAAAGATACAGTTATCAGTATTGGTGGGTATGAATTCACACCAGCTAAGTTGATGGTTGCGTTCACTTTAGCATCATCATTACTTGGTGGTTTGTATGGAACGTTTGAAGTCTACAAAGACTACATGGGCATGAAGAAAAAGATTGCAGAATACGTTTCTCCAGACTTAACAGAGATATATAAGAAGATGGAAGTCTTGAATGCGAATACTGAAAAGATGACAGAGTATACTAACAACATTAAGAATGACTTGAAACAAGACGTTCGTAGATTAGAAGGTGTTGTTGAAAACGTTGAACGTTCTAGTAAAACAGACCAACGTTTAACTGATACTGGTATGAAAGAAATTAAACGTGATGTTGATGCTACATTAAAAGATATCAACAGAGAGTTAGTAAAGAATCAAAAAGAAACTCAAGCTGAAGTTAGAGCATTGAGAATTGAAGTAGATAACAAAATCAAAAAAGCATTGGACAATCCATTAGCTAATTAATTAAGGAATAATTATGGCGGCATCAGAAGGTGTAGATTTAGAATGGGCAATTGCCGAGAAAATTCAAATCAAAAATAACAAGATTAAAAAGCATTCACGCCCACTCTCGGCTAATATTTTAGCCCAAGCAGAACAATGCATTACACACATCTATAAGTTTGCTGGTTCTAAGAAAGTTGAAGCATGGCATTCTGACGATGCATCAAATCCGTTTGGTGTTGCTATCTCGGCAAAACCAGAACCGAAAACAGACCTTGTGCTAAAGATAGGAACAAAGGTGTATTCTGTTTCTGTTAAGATGGCTGGTGGTGTTCAATTAGCATCAGGACAAGGTTCGTCTACTGCTGAATTATTTGAGGCTGCCGCAAAGCAAGTTCCTGGTGCGTCAAAGAGTAAAGTTCTACTCTCTATCATTAAAGAGTTGAAGACAATGCCCACACGACTTTTATCCGAATCTAACAAGAAAAGAATTCTTGATGAGGCTTCAGAGAAAGTTATCAATGAGTTTATCAAAGGTGGGAAGATTATCAAAGACAAGAGTTATGAATACTGGATGTCACAAAACAAAGAACTCCTGATGGAGTCCTTGTTGAAGTATATTAACTCTGATAAAGAATATGCGACTGCGCTACTCTATGAAGCAATGACAGGAGAACTATCTTTAGCCCAATACAAAGGGGCTGTTGCAGATAGCATTATCAGCCCCAAAGGTTTTTACATCATCGACAAAAAATATGTTGAGAGTGTAAAGAGTAAAGTTAAGTTTGATGTTCGTGGCAAGTCCAGAAGTGGTATTACTGGACTTGCGTTTCGAATTGACTTAAGACCTTAACTCTTAGCCGCAGGCTTTTTCTTCTTAGGTGCAGGAACAGCCTTAGCAGATTGCTGTCTAGGCTTATTAGTTTTAGCGATAGGTGTTGGTTGCTTTTCAATCCAAGGTGTTTCTTTCACTTCAGGCTTTGATTCTGCAACTGGTGTTGGCTCAACTTCAACTTTAGCGATAACAGCTTCTGTTGTTTCTTTGATGTTCTTTTCTGCAACATCTGCAACAGGATTCGGCTGAACCAAATCAACAGGTTTACTTGGCTTTTGATTTGCATTTACATACCATACGTATGCAAGTACACCAAAAATAGCTAATGCAATAATAATTTCCATGATTTCTCCTTAATGTCCTAAAATGTGAACAGCATGTTCATAATGTTTAATGCGATCTTCAAGCCCAATGTATCCGCCATTAATGCGTTTTGTCATCGTCTTCAAATCACGAATATCGGCTAACTCGTTTAACCTTGTAGCAGACCAGAACCAGCAAGCAGAGTGAATAGCATATTCAACATCTATAAGCCAATCCGGATTTTCGATTAGTGTATTGTTCTCAAACAACTGTTGAGTACATTTCGTATAATTATTCTTTCCTGTAATTTGAATAATTCCACGACCACGATATCTCCAACCATCTCCAGACTCTTCAGGTCCATTTCCCATACGATTTGCATAGATACGATTCGCAATCATTTCTGGTTTGCGTTCATATTGTAATGCTAATGCGTCTGTAGGAAAGTATTTAGCAAACAGACTACGCAATCCTTTAGCGCCATAGTTTAAATTTTCTTGCATTGCGGTAAATCCAGCAGATTCATGTCCACATTGTGCCATGAAAGCGGCAACTCTTTCTGGTGTATCTATATCGTATTCGGGTAGAATTTCAGAAAGGTTTTTGTACCACTCGTCAAAGTTTTTTACTCTAGGTATTAATTGTCGTACCGCATCTTCGGTGAAAAAGTCCATCGCTATCTCCTATGATTGTCATAGGAGTATTTAGCATAGACTTAATCCCAAAGTGCTTGATAGTATTTACCGAACAGACGGAATCCGTTTTGAATTCGAGTCTCTACAACTTTCATGCCTTCATAGTCACACTTGTATGTGTCGTTAGGACCATGTTCCATTCGAAACAACTTAGCATCTTTCTTGGGAACTTCATTGCCATCTTTATCAACAGGTTTCCAAATCAACTCATGTTCACCAGAACGAAACGCTTCTTCCCATGAATCATCAAGTTTACAATTGAATGCGAAAATCATTTCATCAAGTACCCAATCCCAACGTTTAAAATGATTTCCGTCAGTATCGTATTCTTTCTCTTTTGCTGGCGCTGAAGTTGACTTCAATTCTTCTGGCACATCTTCATCATCAACATTAGGAGCACCATGCTTTGTCGCTTGCAATTGTTTCAACATAGGCAACACAATCATTGCGAGTGTGTGGTCCATCGACCATGTATCATACTTGTCAATCTTGATGTAAGACACACGATTACGCTTAGATTCAATCCATTGACACAGTTTCAACAGCCAAGTTTCTGGTGCGTTCTTTGATTCTACAATCTCTTCTTTTGTAGTGCCATGAGAAAGCCAAGTGCCAAAGTCATGCACCCACTTAGGTTTGCTTTTGAATCCGTATTCATCTTCAACATCTTTTGCCCAAAAGCAAAGTGCTTCAGCAATTTGATATGGTCCGACCCAATTCTTATAAGGTCCGATGTATATTTTCATCTTGCGCTTTCGTATATTTTAGGGTTTGGTCTAGTTCTAATATTTGTATTAGATTCAAACGGAAGATCGTCAATCAACGGACCAAATTCACGTTCCATGTAATACTTGCCCATCGCTTTAATACATTGATCCATCAAACTATTAGAGCCAGAAGAGGATTCTTCATTCCAAAAACAAATGGGTGAACGTCCCCATGTTCGATATCTCAAAGCCTCGTGAAAAATCTTTCGATGTTTCTTGTTGCTTGGGTCAAACGTTTCAAACGGTCTGCCGAATTGCTGAATCTTGCTCATTTATATCACTCTCTATCATAATTAAAAGTTGTTTAGCTTCTTCACGTACTTCAAAAGTTACTGCATATCCAAAACCTTCTGGATCCAATAACTCTTTCAAAAAATATATAATTCTATTTTCAGTTTTTATTTTCATCTGTCAATCTCACAAATTGATTGGTGACGGAAAAATCTTCAGGCAATCTTTCTACAATTTTTGTAAAATGATGTGAGTCTGGATAGTGTCTCAAAATGCTTGATGCACGTTGACGTATGTATTTAGGCACCTTAGGCGTTATTTTAGGGTTCAACAAATCTAAAAGCATTTGGTGCCCACAACGTAATGCACGATATCTTTCATCAGGTAGCGTCATAGTTATTCTCCCGAATGTGTTCTTCTATCTTAGTGAAGAATGTATTCATTTTGATTTCATCGCTCCAATTCTTTGCATAGTCATTGTCTTTATCACACAACGCCAGTGCATCATCTTTGCTAATCACACGATGCGACACGATTGTTTCACCAAGATGTTCTTGGCTAAACTCTTTTGCTTCTCCCATAGTAACAGTATCAAGTGCCCATAATGTTTTGTCTTTACCAAACTTATCAACACCAACAGGCACTTCTACCATATAACGTTCACGGAATGTAGAGATTGCTTCGACAAGCACCCATTGTGTTTCAATCTTTTTCATAGTCCAGCTTCCATCTTTATTGTCAGTCCAATCAATAGCATCACCAGGTTTCCAACCAGTTTCTGCTAGTATATCATCATTCAATGGAAGAATCAACTCACCAGTTTCGGGGTCTTCTTCCAATGATATTGTCCAAGTTTTATTTGCCATGATTGCTCCTCAAGTTCATATTAATATTGTAACTCAAGTGTGATGGGAAGTCAAGCGGCAAGCATACGAATCAATCCTACCGAATCGATTGTTGTCAGCAATACGTAGTTAGCAAGCATCCCAAATGATTTCCGAGTATAACTAGCCCAAGCATAGAGACTACAGCCGATAATCCATATAGGGTATAGAGTAAGTAGGGGTGGGTTAGGCACAGTAAAAGCCATGGCAATCGAACAGCCAATAGAAATACCCCAAGCAAGCAACTCAATGCAAAAACGAAAGTGATTAGAATTCCAGTCATCTTTAATCCATTCTATAGTAGGTCGAAACAAATCAATAAACATAATACTAATCCAAGTTAAATAGTTCTGGATGTGTCTTTGCGAAATATAGTCTCAATGTGTTCCAGTGATGAAACAACTCAGAAGAATCTTGTGTCATTGTCATTTTCTTCAATTCATATAACGATTCAATAATTTTAGAAAAGTCTTTGATTTGATCGTAATAAACTGAATAGTCATTTGGTCTGCTGTAGACTTTGTATTTTTTGTTCATGTGTAGAAACGTAGAGAAGAGGCGTTCTACAATAAATGGAAAGAGATTTAGATTTGGATCTCTTCCGTAGTTTGCACTACCATGATACAACTCTGCTTGCCGTCCAGTCAAGCCTTCAAGTTTTTCTTTGATATCTTTAACGAATGCAATATAGTCTAGCCAGAATGATTTCTTTGCGACAAAGTAACTGCAAAAGCAAGTCGAATCTGTCATAACATATTCTAAAGAATTCTTATCATACCCACCAGCATCAAAGGCAGCCGATACAACTTCACGAATGCCACGGTGAAAGTATTCGCCTTGTTCCCATACATTGTATGTCAATGCACTTTGAATTCTAGCGTGATTGAATACCCAAACATCAGCATCAGGGTTTTCATTAACTGCATCAATGATAACTTTTGATGGGTGACGCATTTTCTCTTGCCAACGTGGACCGAATACGCCCCATGCATCTAAGTCATCTGCAAAGCCTTCGTCAATGATACGATTGAAAGAATGAAACTCTCTTAACTCAGGTCGTTCATTTTTTGTATTATCAAATGGCGTAAGCAAAGAGTCTACTTGCGACAATTGACTTTCTTCAAAGCAAATCTGAAATACTTTAAAATTCATTCTGATACTCCAGCACCACTTGGTGCAATATTGCCTTCAATGCCAATCTTTTTAATTCGTTGAATATGATCGGCATTTAAATGTGCAAATAATAAATGTTCAATGTCAATGTAACCGCCTTGACTTAGAACTGAATTAATATCAGCAAACATGTTTCTGTAGCATTGTGTGATGTATGGAAGCATATTCGCATCAAAACTCCACAGTCTACTCATGTACTGAAAAATGACACCACCAGTTACTGCGGAAGTAAATTGACTAGTGAATGGTCCACGAATGATGATTTTGTTTTTAGCATTCAAGTGTGTCTGATAATCAAACCCATCATTCAAAACATATCGCCCACTCATCTTGAAAATACGTTTGTATTTTTCGTAGTCTTTGTTTGTTTCCATCTCTTGAAATATCGTACCGAATATGATTATCTCAGCCATATTCTTTACAATGTCTTGATTTGGTACTGCAAGAACTTGCATGACGCTTGGTGCGTCAGAGAAACTAACAATCGCTCTAGCGTACTTTGTTAGTTGTGCTTGTTCGTCTTCTGTTGGAATAACATCACCGCCGTCTAGAATAACAATGTCAGCATCGCATCTATCTTTAATAGATTTGAGAGTTTCGATTGTTTGTTCTAAACGTTGCTGTGGAGAATAGACTCCATGCTTAGTGTGTATTGCAGATGATACTAGAAATAGACTTTCACTTTGTTGCTCTAGGGTTTTTAACATTTTGTTTTCTCACAGGTTTAGCTGGAACGGGTTTAGCTGTAGGCTTTCTGCGTTTTGGCTTTTCATCGGGTGCGCCACGTTTATTCAGTCTTCTAAAGACTTCTTCTGGCTCCATCCAAATATCCTTATTCTCAAGCATAGATTTAATTTCTATGTCAGTTAAGAATCCATTGTATACACTACGCATGAATTTATCTGACCACTTGCGTTCGTACATGATATTATCATACATCTCACCACCCTTGCCAATTGTTCCACCAGAGTAGTTGTGGAACATGAACATAGAATTTTCTGAGATTTCGAAACCATCTGCGGCTAAGAACACCATCGTTGCGGCTGACATACATGCACCTTCAACGGATGCTAGAATTCTTGCGCTAGATTCTGCCATGACACGCATTAGTTGTACTGCGGTGAATAGATTGCCACCTGGCGAATTGATGTGAATTTTGATGATATCAGTCTCGGATGCATTCCTGATAGTCTCAAACCAGTCAACGTAATCGTCAGGCGTAGTTATCTCTCCACACAAGTAGAACGTGTATAAATGTCCTAGGGGTTTTGGTTGTCTAGGCTTCTTAGAGTCATCTAAGCCAAGCAAAGAACTGATTTTTTCTTCTTCCATTATTACTCACTTTCTACATTATTATAGAGTATACTCTATTTTGTTTCTGTTGTCAACTTATCAACTCCATATTTGCATATCCAATATGCATCTATCAAGTCGGAAGAAGGGTTCCATTGTTTCTCTGTCATATGTAGTTCTTCTTTCAATCGAATATCATGCACTTCTTCAAAAACTTCTTGCATTCTTTCTTTATTCGCATTACCTTTACCTGTAGCGTATTTTTTAATTACGGTAGGTGGAACTTCTGTGCATTCTACAGCAAACAACCACAATCTATATTTTAGAATGCCTGCGTTTTCTGCAATGTTAAAAACTCTGCCTTTAGACCCCATGGAGTATCCTTCTAAGAATACATGTGCGTCTTTGTCTCGTTCTAACAATCTGTCTATGAAGAAATTTGATATGCCATCGTATCTGAGTACATCACTTAAACCTTCATGTTCGAAATACTTACCTGTTATGTTTTTAAACTGAACATCATATTTTCTCAATTGAGTTAGAAAATAAAAATGACATTTATCAAAAGTAAATTCTCCGTCATCGGTATCAAATAAACACATTGCAGGTGAAGTTAATGAATAGTCTACGCCTGCTACAATCATTTATCGTCTTCTTCTAATTTCCAATCATCAATATCTTCTTCAAGTAACTTTTCCCATTCTTCATCGATATCGTCTTCTTCGTGCGTACCAACATTTTCATCTGTTAGTTCTGATCCGCAATAAGAACAATGAACTGGCTCGTTATGAGTATCTCCTGCAACTGGTGTGACAGTATACTCTGCTTCGCATGAGTCACAAAATATCTTATACTTTGACATAAATCTCCTTATTCGTACATTACTGTACTTGTGTCTCCAAGTGCCCACTTTGATTCTGTTTCTACAGACCAACGCTTTGTTGCAACTTTGAAGTCAGGAATCTTAAGTTCCTTTGGGTTACTACTAGGTTCTAGAATCAACATTCTATTGTTCGGCTGTGCCGCAAACTGACCATTATCACATTTAATAAAATTATAAGATTTATGGTCTTCAACATCTTCGCTGAATCCTGTATCTAGTAAATTAAAATCTGGATGTGCAGAATCGACTGTAAACATGTACTCGCCGTATCTCCAATCACCAGCCTTAGTTTTGAATTTACATTTCTGAGATTGTAACTGTGCTTTTTTAATTACAGTAATATCGTATGACAAACAATCCCACAACTGTAGTTGGTCAAGAGGCATTTCATTCGTTACTTGTTTCCAACAGAATGCGTGTAATGGTAATTTATCATATAGTGCGCCATATTCATTTAGATATGCTTCTATACGAAATGCTTGACCTCTCAAACTCTTTATACTTATCCACCAGCAAGGAACTAATTCTCCATGACCCTTTTCAAAGTCATAGAGAAATTCTTTCTTTACAAAACACTTAACTGGAGGAAGATTAGCTACTATGTGTGCCATTTACCAATGCCTTATAACGCCTGCTACAATAAACAGATTCGTTATTATATAGCAAAGCACAATAGCTGTTCTGATGATTGCAACTTTGTCCGATTCTTTATCACAGGCACTAGATTTTTCTCCTAGTGCCTTTGCCCATAATCTCCACATGCGTCAATCAGTTACACCAAGAAGTCTTGGCTTCTCCGTAGTACTCTCTAGCATAGCCTTTAGAGATTAGCATCATGCGTAAACTTTGTCCGTTGAGAATAACGTCACCGAGAACACGACCGCCATACTTGTCCCAATCCATTAGAACAACTTGACGCTTTTGACTTGCGGTAATCATTTCTTTTGTGAATTTAGTTGCGGCTTGCCCTCTTGCATCTTCTTGTGGGCATTGCGCTCTGTGTCCTTTTTCTGGTGTGTCAACACCAAAGACACGAATACTTAATTCTTTTTTGAGTGGGTCTGGTAACCAAGCCGCTTCAAACGCAACAGTATCCCCATCGATAACCCTAGTAATATTAGCGTCATAAACAACTCCTGGTTTTTGTTTTCCTTGTGCGTGTGCATTCAATGCAGAAAATGTAAATCCTGCGATAATCAATGCAAGGCAAAATGTGTATCTTAAGTAGTTCATGTATACTATACGTTAAGCAGTTTCTTCTTCAAAATCTTGCACTTCAGTTTCATTAGCAAGTTCGTATGTAATTCCATTAGCCTCATCATATCTTCTTTCAGCAGAAAGACCCGATTCATCATCATTTAATAAAGCAATAAATTCATTATAAACATCCTCAGGCATATAAGAATACTTACGTGTTTTTATTAATCCGTCGTCTGAGGTTTTTTCAGGAAAAATTGCAGAAATTTTTGCGTGTGCAATGAGTGTTGTGTATGCATCTTGGCCAAGCGGCTCAATTGTCGTTTCTACATCATAAAAATTGAATGCTTTCCATGCGCTAATCCATTCGTCATCAACTTCTCTATCAAACCATTTAATGTCGGTATCTGGTCTCGTTTGAGTAATTGTTAAGTGATATTTTGTTACGGTTGCCATTTTTATCTCCTAAAAAGTGTTTTTGCTATTTGCATGTTCTATTTATCATGCGGCCTTGCCCCAAACATCAGCCCAATCACCTTTAGTAGCACCCTTTGCGTAATCAGTAGCACGGTTCTCAAAGAAATTGGTATGCGTTGGCGCATTAATCATTTCCTCAACCCATGGTAATGGATTTCGTTTAACTTTAAAAATACCTTTAAGTCCAAGACTAATCAAACGTCTGTCTGCAATGTATCGAATATATTTCTTAACTTCTTCGGAAGTCAAACCTTCCATAGAACCCATAGAGAATGACAAGTCAATAAATTTATCTTCTAGTTCTACCATCTTCTCCGCAATCGTATAAATCTTAGACTTAAGTTCGTCATTCCAAATCTCAGGATTCTCTTGTATGTACGTTCTGAATAACTTAATCATACCCTCACAATGTTGAGTCTCGTCAACAATAGACCACGTGACAATCTGTCCCATGCCTTTCATCTTGCCTGTGCGTGGAAAGTTTAACAGCATGATGAATGATGAGAATAATTGCATACCTTCTGTGAATGCTGAGAATACCGCAATATGTGTAGCAGTTGAAGCCGCATCGCCATTCTTACTAGAGATATCTAACACATAATCGTGTTTGTCTTTCATCTCTTGATATGATAAGAATTCATTGTATGTTGTATCTGGAAGACCTAACGTTTCAATCAAGTGTGAGTATGCGGCTACGTGCAATGCTTCACGTGCGGCAAAGCCCAACAACATCATGCGTACTTCTGGTTGTTGAAAGTATGGTAGATAATTTTTAACATAGCCACCAGCAACATCAATGTCGCCTTGCGTGAAGAATCTAAAAATGTTTGTGAGAAAATGTTTTTCTTCGTCAGTTAATTTTTTCTTCCAATCTTTCACGTCCTCTGCCATCGGAACTTCAGTATGAAGCCAATGACTCTGTTCGTGTTTTAGCCATGCGTCATATGCCCATGGATAGTTGAATGGCTTGAATGAATCTCTGCTAGTGGTTAGGTTTGTTTTTGTTTTCATTTTTCTTTTACGTCAAATCTCATGCTTGTGTTTGGATACTTATGTATGAATAACTCAATGATATCTTCAACAGATTTGCCTTGTGCGATAAAAGAGTTGTCTCTGATATCCCAAACATAAATCTGATTGTCGATACATTCGCTACGACACACAACTACTTCTGTTCTTTCTTGTTCGATTTTTTTCTCTACAATTTTATCCACTTCACCTCTGTAGCGGTTAATCGTATTGACAACTATAATCCACAGAAAGAAAACTAATAAAAAAATTTCTAAAGGGCCGAACATATTATACTTTTAGCCACTCACTCAATTCATTTTTCATTTTCACACCAGAGAATCTCTTAACTTCAATGTCACCATCCAACATGACTAATGTGGGAACACCACGAATGCCATAGTTCGTTGCAAGTTCTCGATTCTCATCGATATCAATAACTTCAATTGGAATTTGAGTCTCAACGTCTTCCAATGTTTTTGCTAACATCTTGCATGGCTGGCACCATGATGCTGTAAATCTAAGTACTTTCATTTTTTATCCTTCACATGCGAGACATGCATCACCATCAATAAGTGCTTTCATGTCGAGTTCTTTAATTACTTCACGTTCAATACGTTTTGAAACTTTATCTGCTTTACCAATCTTCTCTGAACGACAGTAGTACAATGTTTTTAAACCTTGCTTCCATGCTTGAAAATGTACTGCATGTAGATACATAATGTTCACATCAGGGCGGAAGAACAGATTCAATGATTGTGCTTGGTCGATATACTCTTGTCTATCTGCGGCATGATTGACTAACCAACGTTGGTCGATCTCCATAGAAGTCTTGAATACATCTTTAGTCCAATCATCAAGAATATCTAAGTGCTGTACACTACCATCATTTGCGATAATGCTAGACCAAACTGTCTGATATTCATCATCTGATTTTACTACACTTTTGATGATTCTATCAAGCCATTTGTTTTTGGCTAGAGATGAGCCCGATAGAGTGTCCTGACGATAAGCATTAGCACGATAAGGTTCGATACTAGGGCTAGTATTTCCCATGATGATAGACGAAGAAGCATTTGGAGCAACAGCCATAAGATGACTGAAACGTTGACCAGTGCCAACAGCATCAATAGC